GCACTCAAAGCATTATATGAATATACTAACACAGGAACAGAACAAGATCCTGTGTATACAAGACCTTTAGGAGAGTGGCCAGAGGAGGTAATCTAACGTGTTAATAGTTGGAGGAAACCAATCGGCAGGGGGTTATGACGTTGATAACTCATTAAGATTTAATGATGGTAGTGATGATTCTTTAACTAGAGCATTTCCTAGTGCTGGAAATCAAAGAACTTGGACTTTTAGTACATGGGTTAAAAGAGCTTACATTAGTAATGCCAACATGAATATTTTAGGAACAGATTATGCTGGAAGTGGAGAGGCATATTTTTTATTTAGACCAGGAGATAGAATACAGTACGGACAATACGAAGGTGGTGGTACAGTTGGAAACTATAGACTTGAATTAAATAATGTTTTTAGAGATTCATCAGCTTGGTATCATTTTACATTAGTTTGGGATACTACAGATGCAACAAGTTCGGATAGAATAAGAATCTATGTTAATGGTGTTAGACAAACAAGTGCTTATGCTGCTGTATATCCAGCATTAAATTATCAAGGTGTGGTTAATCAAGCAAGAACTCATTATATAGGAGACGCATTTTATGGAACTAATTTAGATGGTTATCTTGCTGAAACAGTATTTATAGATGGACAAGCATTAGAACCAACATCATTTGGAGAATTTGACGAAGATTCAGGAATCTGGAAACCAATAGATGTATCTGGATTAACCTTTGGTACAAATGGATTTTATTTACCATTTGAAAACTCTGCTGCATTGGGTCAAGACGATAGTGGTAATGGAAATAACTTTACTGTAAATAATTTAACTAGCATAGACCAAACTACGGATACACCGACTAATAATGGAGTAGTATTAAATAATTTATATAGTAGCTCTGGAACTGGTTTTAGTGAAGGTAATTTAAATTATACTAATTCACCTGCTGCTTGGAAAAGTGCTTTATCTACAATAGCACCAAATCAAGGAAAGTGGTATGTGGAATTCAAGAAAGTTTCAGGTACTTATGCTTGGTTTGGTGTAACTGGTGAAAACTTAGCTGAAACTATTTCTAATTTCTGGCTGGGTAGTGATAATGGCAGTTCTGGAACTAATATAGCTTGGGGATCTCAAAGCGGAAATGTCGAATCTAATGGTGTTAACTTAGGTTTTTTTGGAGGTTCAATGGCTGATGGAACAATAGTAGGAATTGCTCTTGATTTAGATAATGACTATATTTATTTTTCAAAAAACGGAACTTTTATAAATAGTGGTGACCCCACAAGTGGTGCTTCTGGAACTGGTGGTTTTGCTTTACCAAATAGAGTAGCTTTAGAAGCTTATATGATTGGTGTTAGTTCTTATTCGGGTAGTGTACTTTCTTGTAATTTTGGCAGTCCATCTTACACAATCTCATCAGGAAATAGTGATGCTGATGGCTACGGAAACTTTGAATATGCTGTACCATCAGGATATTATGCACTTAACACAAAAAATTTAGCGGAGTATGGATAATGGCTTATACACCAATAGATAAATCAGACGATTATTTTAATACTGTTCTTTATACAGGTAATGGTTATCCAACGTCTAATACACAATCAATTACAGGTGTAGGATTTCAACCAGATTTTATATGGATTAAAGATAGAGATACATCACAACATCATAGACTTGCAGATGTTGTTAGAGGAGTTAAGAAAAATTTAAAATCAGATCAAACTGATGCAGAAAATACTACTAATTCAACCAATGGTTTGCAAAGTTTTGATAGTGATGGTTTTACACTTACACAAGATAGTAGCGATCATGGTTACAATGCTAATGGCTCATCTCAGGTTTCATGGAACTGGTTAGCTGATAACACAAGTGGTTCATCAAACACAGATGGAAGTATCACATCAACAGTTTCAGCAAACACTACAAGTGGATTTAGTATTGTGTCTTATACAGGTACTGGTGCTAATGCAACTGTAGGTCATGGGTTAGGTGTAGCACCAAAAATGGTTATATGTAAAGGAAGAAGTTTCTCTAGTTCAGCACATTGGCTTACATACCATGAAGCTATGGGGAATACTTCTGCTATGAAATTAAATTTAGATACAGCAAAAGAAACTACTTCTTTTTATTGGAATGACACTTCGCCAACATCTTCAACATTTTCTCTTGGTGCTAGTACAGAAGCAAACACATCAAGTGCAACCTTTATAGCTTACTGCTTCGCAGAAATAAAAGGGTTCAGTAAGTTTAACTCATACACAGGCAATGGAAGTTCAGATGGAGTATTTGTTTATACTGGATTTAAACCTGCTTGGGTTATGATTAAAAAATCAAGTGGTGTAAATGAATGGGGTATTTGGGATAACAAACGATCAACATTTAATGTTACAAATGATATTATTTACGCAAATTTAACTAACGCAGAAGCTTCTAACAATGCAAATGGTTTAGATTTTGTAAGTAATGGTTTTAAAATAAGAGCAAGTGGAGATTTATTTAATGCATCTGGTGGCACATACATCTACATGGCATTTGCTGAAAATCCTTTTGTTACATCTACAGGAATACCAGCAACTGCTCGATAAGAAATCTTGCTATAACACATAATCTGGTATATTTTAAAGTATGCTACAAAAACTTAACTTCAAACCCGGATTCAATAAACAAGTAACCGATTCAGGTGCTGAATCACAATGGGTCGATGGAGATTTTGTCAGATTTCGATATGGTTTACCTGAAAAGATAGGGGGCTGGTCACAACTTAGTAAAACTAATCAAACCATACCAGGAGCAGCACGTGCTCAACATGCATTCGAATCCTTAGCCGGTGAAAAGTATGTAGCAATTGGAAGCTCGCAAGGTTTATTTTTATATTACTCGGATAAAATTTATGACATCACTCCATTAGATACAGGTTTAACAGGAGCTGATTTTGATGCAACAACCGGTTCACCAACGGTTACTGTCAATAAAACAACACATAATTTACAGAATGGAAGATATGTAAAATTTTCTTCAGTTACGGTTCCAACTGGATCGGGTTATGCAACATCTGATTTTGAAGATAATACGTTCGAGATAAAAAATGTAACTGCTAATACTTTTGAAATTACAATGCCAACCAATTCAGCAGGTACAACATCTGGCACTGGATCTGCTCAAATTGATCCTTATGTATTTGTGGGACCTACTATTGAGACTGCAGGATATGGTTGGGGAACATCGACTTGGAGCGCTGAAACATGGGGTACACCAAGATCTACTAGTAACGTGATTCTGGATCCAGGCAACTGGAGTCTAGATAACTTTGGACAAATATTAATTGCAACCATTCATAATGGTAAAACATTTACTTGGAATGCCGGAGCCGCTGGTGCAAGAGATATTCGAGCAACAACTATGTCAGGTGCACCTACCGCATCAAGATCGACACAAGTTTCTGATAGAGATAGACATGTGTTTCATTTTGGAACTGAAACAACGATTGGTGATACATCGACTCAGGATCCAATGTTTATTCGATTTTCAAATCAAGAAGATTATAATACCTATACTCCAACTGCAACCAATACCGCAGGGACCTTTAGACTCGATAAAGGTAATGTGATTGTTGGAGCAGTATCTGGTAAAGATTATACACTAGTATTAACCGATTCATCGGCTTATGTTATTCAATTCGTTGGTCCACCTTTTACTTTTTCAGTTAGACAGGTAGGTACTAATTGTGGATTAATTGCTCAACACGCTTTAAGTTATTCAAATGGGGTTGTCTTTTGGATGTCGGGTGAAGGTGGATTTTTTATGTACGATGGTACGGTTAAAGCAATACCATGTTTAGTAGAAGATTTTGTATTTACCACATCTGGAGATAATTTAGGAATTAATTATTCTGCATCAGAAATTGTTTATGCAGAACACAATACTTTATATAATGAAATTAATTGGTTTTATCCAAAAGATGGTTCTATTCAAAATGATAGATGTGTAACGTATAACTATGGAGAAAACTGTTGGACAACTTCATCATTAGGGAGAAGTTCTTATATTGATCAAGGCGTATATGATTTACCGTATGCAACCGATTATGATACTACTGCTACACCTAGTTTTGATATTCAAGGAGTAACAAACATTAATGGTGCATCAACTTACTATGCTCATGAAACCGGAACCGATCAAATAAATTCATCTGGTACAACTTCTATTGATGCCTATATTCAATCAGGAGACTTTGATATATCTGCAAGACAAAGTGGATTAGGTCAAACAACTGGTCTTGCTGATCTTAGAGGTGATGGTGAATTTATTATGTCAATGAGAAGATTTATACCTGATTTTAAAGTACTTACAGGTAATTCAAAAGTAACATTATTATTAAATAATTATCCATCGGAAACTGCTACAAGTTCACCTTTAGGTCCCTTTACAATTACATCAACCACTGATAAAGTGGACACTAGAGCAAGAGGCAGGCTTCTTGCAATCAAAATTGAAAATGACGCTGTAGGTGAAACTTGGCGTTATGGAACATTAAGAGTAGATATAAAACCAGACGGAAGAAGATAATGGCAG